ATCATGGTCACCCTTAGCAAACCCAAGGCGTTGACCCCATGCAGCTAGGCTGTGACCACCATCAAGGTCAGGACGAAACAGACGTGACATCACGAGAGTATCGATGACTCTATCTCTATGTACATTGATGCCCCACAGTTTAAGCATAACAGGAAGATCGTAACCAATAAGATTATGTCCACATACCTGCCCACCTTTTTGTAACTCATGCGCTAAACTCCTGCTAGATAAGTGCGTCAAGGCTACTTCGTGTGGCCTCTTCGTCACTGCACAGTGTATCTCTGTCGGGTCCAACCCATTCGCTTCGATATCCAGATACACTATATTCGTAGTAGGACAGATCAAGTCTTTGTTCATCTGTAAGTTCATGACCATTCCCCTGCATCTCCTGTGTCTGGTGTTGGGTAGTAATCCAACGGTTCATCTTCGACATCTCGTATCTCCTCTAAGTCATACAAGTCAGCGTAGTCTACGTTACCTACTGTCGTTATGTCATCGTCAGCAAGGAACCTACTACATTCGTTACATAAGTCTACGAACTCACCACTACCATCAAACTTCTTGGTCAGTTCATAGTTACTCATGATCTTGTCACAGGCTTTACACCTCACCCCATTACCTCCGTTAACCTACCAGTGTCTTTGTTATACATCAGTGCAGTGGCTGGGCCTGTCATACCACTGAACCTGTTCTTCAGCACACGCACGTTGGTTGTGTTACGTACCATCACATCCTCTGCCTGTGCATTACGTTCTAATCCTATCACGATATCAGACAGTTGTGCAATGGCGGCACTACCACGTAGCTGACCAAGGCTAGTGTATGCACCATCCTCATGTCCCTTACCTTCAGGTCGCTTGAGGTGTGACACAACAAACATAGACACCACCATCTCCTGACAGAACATGCGTAGCTTAGTCATGATCTCGTCAATGGCACGTCGCTCATCACCGTTGTCTTGGTCTGATACTAGTATTGATATGTGATCTAGTACGATGTACTTCACACCCAGTACCTTGATCTGGTATCTGAATCGTGCCAGTACATTCTCTATCTTGTTAGAACCAAACGTATCCCACAACACAACACGGTCATCTAGGTTGAGGCTGTCGAACACCTGATCTACCTCTGATGGTGAGTAGTCACAGCCCGGTAGGTGTATAGGCTTGTTGATCTGTAGTCCTACTAGACCACGCGCTGTCCTGTCTGGTGTCTCTTCAAGGAATGCTAGTCCTACCCTGTCGTTGGTCTGTCCTAGTATTGAGAACACTAGCTCACGCATGAACGTAGACTTACCTAGACCAGAGCCAGCACAGATAGTGACTAGCTCAGTAGGTCTAACACCAAACGTCATATCATCTAGTCCCTTGTATGGGTAGCGTACCTCTGCTTCTTCCAATGGATTCTTCAGTGTCTCACGCAGTGAACCCAGCATCACCATGCCATCAGGTGTATACGTCTTCGCCGCCCACCACCGCTTAACAAACTCATCCTTGTCACTGTTAACTAGGTAGTCACACGCATCCTTATGCTCACCATGATGATAGATCCTAGCCTTACCACCAAAGATGTCAGCACACTCTAATGCAGCAGATCGCCCATGATCGTCGTTATCAAAGCAAAAGATAATATGATCGTACTGGTCGAGAAAGTCGTAAGCCCTGCGACAATCAGCAGCAGCACCTTGAGCGCCATTGCGAATAGAAACAACAGGGTATTTACCACCAAACATTTGATATGCTGCGAGTGCATCGAACTCTCCCTCCACTACAGTTATGTACTGACCACCAGTAGGGAAGATGTGTTGACCATACAACCCTGCCTTCTTCCAATCACCACCTATCTTGAACTGCTTGTCAGGATACCTAGTCTTCACTGCCACTAGCTCACCTTGTGGGTTGTGATATCCAAACAGTACGTTGCCTGCCTTCTGCTGTGCGGAGTATGCCGCCATTGTAGTAGCGGTCAGACCCCTGTCGAGATAGCCCTTGTATGGCTCTGTGAAGGACGCTTTGTCAAACCCTTGTCCTACTACCACCTTGTCCTTTATGTGGCTCACAGTGGCTCCTGTGGACTCTGACGGGGTGAACTTAGCACAAGAGAAACAGTAACTAGATCCGTCCTCATTCAAAGACAGTGCATCACTAGACCCACAGTCATCACATTGCTGGTGCAGTTTAACGAATGCCATTAGTGTAACTCCCCTCTAATAGAACTATACTTATCAAGTATCTCATCATCAGATAGCTTAATGTATTCCATCTTAAGTAGACTAGCCACGTAAGTCATAGCCTCAAACATAGTCACTGATGCCATGTCCCGTTCAACTAACTCTTCAATCATCTGACTTAACTCATGCTCTTGTTCCATACGTAACCCTCTATGTAGTAAGTACTATGTATTACTAATAGTATTATTAATAATTAGTAGTACTCAGTATCTATATAGTTTATTGTAACACACATTTCAGTATTTGCTACCACTATATTTGGTAATAATACGAGCATGTTCCCCGTAGTATTCCTCAATAGGTGCCTCAAGCAGCGTAAGAAACTTGTCCAGTTTACCTGTTTGTCTTAGTTTCCACAGTGCCTTGTGTTCTATCTGTGCTACCAGTTGACGCGACACACCTAAGCATCGCGCTACTTCTAACTGCGTCATACCTGCACTCATTCTATGTCACTCCCTTTGCTATATAACATACCTACCATAGATGTAACAGAAGTCAGTAGGTACAAGCTTACCATCTACTCCCTTGTAGATAGTCCACTTGTCAAAGGGCTTCTTCTTCACACCCTTACGCACTACATACTTAACACCCTCTTCTGGTTTGAAGTCACGCAACCTCTTGACTTTCCTCCAGATTTCCATCTCGTACTTGCCGTAGTTTTCATCAGGCATAATGTGATATGTCATAGCTCAACACCTCCAAAGTCTCGTTGTAATAGTTGATAGATAAACTCACACGTTGGTGTGACAGAGTAGTCACTGATGACCACCAATGGCTCATGCTCTGACCCGTTGTTGTATATCAACCAGAACCAACCCAAGTCCTTACCACTTTCCCTGTCATAGATTTCTATGTGGTCATCATCTGCATGTGACATAGCATTGAGTATGTCAGTACCGTTGGTTGACTTCTTGATACTGTACTCCTCGCCATCCCACACTGACACACTGTACTGCCCTGAAGGGTGTGCAAGGTGGCGCACCATAGCCTGAAGCAGCGGACGCTCACTTGGTGTTGCGTGTTTAGGCAACTCGGTATCGTATGTAACTGTACTCATGACAACTCCTCCATTCCTAGTATCTCCTTGGCTTCAGCACACCTAACGAGGTGGTCTATGTGTACTAGTGCCACGTTATAGCCAGCCGCCATGCCATCCATAAAGTGGGCAACTGGGTCTGACTTACCCCACATCTTCTTGTATCTTCGGCTATCTTTAAGACTCTCAGCACGATTGTCTCGCATACGCTGACGCCACTTAGCTAACTCTTCTGCATTGGTTGGATCATACATCATTACGTAACTCCTCAGTCTCCTTGATTACAGTATGGTTGAGTGCCAACAGATCGTCAACCCTCTGCTGTAGGTCTTGGATCTGCATGTCCTTGGCCTTTTCACTTCGCTTACTAAAGCTAAGAGTGTACTCATGTAGCCGCTCAACCAAGGTCAACGCTGAACTAACATCAAGACATTGACTGAGCTTCTCAATAAGCAGATCACTGTCCATGTCCTGAAGCAGACAGCCCAGTACATCAGCGTCAGTGTAACCCCAACACTCCTCTAAAAATTGCAACGCATCCTCAATGTCATCAGGCTGTAACGCATCGATAACATCATCACGGTAGTACTCTAAATCTACGGTTGCTTCTACTACAATATCACCTAACATTGGCATAACTATCTCCTTTGTAAACCTAAGTTTACTTTACATGCTCGACGATGACGGATGTCGTGTCGAATTTATAGCACAGTTGACAGTCGATACACTTCTGCCCTGTGCAGTTAGCATCACCACGGTACTGCTTGGTGACGTTGTTGAACACGCGATGGAAACCACGAGGTGGCTTACGCAACACGCTATCAATCTTTGGATTACTATAAACAAGAATCATATTACTTGGTACATGATCCATGTTTGGACGCACGATGTCAACTCTCTTAGTCCACAGTGCAAACGTGCAGTGACTGTTGCTCTCTGCTATGTCACACAGATTTAGGAAGTGAGTGTCATTAATCAACTCACCATGCCCATGAAACCGCACGAATGCAGCATTGATCTTTGGAATGTCAACCTCTCTATCACTAGAAAGTATGTCACTATTCCGCTGGAATGATGGTTGACAATTCTTACGATAGGTACTCAGCATCCGCTGGCTGTAACACATCGTGCAAATGTTGTCCGCACCACCACTCTTGTACTGCTTGACACAGTACGCATTGGTCGCTGTGTTGGTATTGATAGCAGGAATACCCGCTAACTTACCACTCATCTTGGATACACTAGGCTTATGCATAACACACCTCCTCTATTACCCGCACCTAATTACTTTACTCCCGCTATTTTACCATCACGCATGGTGACAACGGCAAAGAACTCACGACCACGCCCAGTAATATGGGGTCTGTTCGCACCTGTTAGCTGCCCATCCCTCACGTACTCCTCACCAAACATGCTGGTCTCTATGTACTGCAAAGGCTGACCGATATTTTCTTTCAACACTTTCTTACTTGGATAATTAAATACAATCATTACACTTACTCCTAATAGTTTCTTCCAAAGTTAACTTCAACGTATACATCGCTATCACTTTCAGTGACCGACACCATAGACAAGAACACACAACCACAACAATCATATGAGTGACCGCAATTATCGTAGCCGTAGGCATCACGCACCAAACCACGCAATTTCTTTTTGTCCCAATTATCAAGACCACCACGGACTATCGTAAACCTGACAATGAAACCACCAGCATCATCATAGCCGTCTTGCTCTCGCTCATACCATTTGAACCACATGACACCAAGATCTGGCATTTCCTCTGCGAGCATCGCCGCAAAGCTATCTTCTGGGTCACCACTATCTGTTCTTCCATCATCCGACATAAGCACCTCCAAAGGTAAACCCGAGTTTACTTTTAAACACACTGAAAAAATTTTCCCAGTCCACATAGTATGACAGGTAATAGGGTACACGTCAAGCGAGAGGCTGTGAGAGGCGCTGTGAGCAACGATAAACAAATATAGGTGCTAGGGTAGCGGGTTGGTATAGCGTCGCTGTGAGAGCGATACAGGGGCAGGAATAGCAGGCAAAAAAAAGCCCCGCGATTGCAGGGCTATGATGTTATTTTGTGATTTCAAACCATAGTATCAGAATGAAACCGCCGACAATTAAAGTTATCAGCGTATTGGCATCAATCATGAGGTTAGATCGATCTGCATATATTGCAATTCTGCGACTATTTCGTCCGTTGTATAGCCATGATGTCGGGCTTGCTTCATCGCCTCGGCGAATATTTCGGGCAATGTCTTTTTGTCCGCGTCGGTCGGTTCACCTTCGCTGTCGCCTTCGCTGGTCACTGGTTCCGCGCTTGGGATTGCCAGTGCATCATACAGGGGCTTTAAGCCGTCGCACTTCTTGGATAACTTCGCAATAAGCTTTTGCCCGTCAGCGGGTTTAGATAGCTTGTGAAACTCGTTTAGCTTTTCATCCGAAACAATCAGCACTTTGACAATCCGCGCCATTCTGGACTTCAGACTCTTCACGCTATCTTTGTTGGTGGTGGCAATCTGATCCGCGTATCCTGTTAGGAATGCCTTGGCGTCTTCTTTGGTGTGAACATTCTTCTTAATCGTTTCAACAGCGACTGCCATTACAGATCGTGCCGCATCCTGTTGGGCAATGGCGACATCTTTACCGGCCATCTCAACCGATAGGAAAGGGTTTGTATTTTGATTTGAATTTGACATAACAATTTACCTTTATAAGTAGCAGAAAATACTGCCATAACAAATTGTCTCATGCCTAGTTTTAGAATTGCAAGCTTTTTCTAAATAAATATTCCTAAATGTAAACTTGAGTTTACCTTGTCAGAGTCCCTCAATCGCCCTGTATTGATCGTTAGCGTTGGCCCTATGATGGACCCATCTCACCCCACACTCTTCAATCTGTGGCGATCGACATAAAAAACAATCACGTTTGTTTGTTTTCGCAGATCTGCATAGGGGCGGGGGAGGGGATTTGCACAGGTCTACGCGCGGTGGTGCTGCTCAGACACAAAAAAGAGTCAAATTAGGCCATGATAGTTCTAGTTCTTTGTGCTTATATATCAAAAAGTTATATAGAACTAGTCTGTTCTGTAAATATACAGACAATCTGCACTGTAAATCCGAAGGTTTCCCCACAGAAAACTGTAAATAGTTCTCTCTTTCTAAGTTTAGCTTGACAAATTAAAAAAAGTATGGTATAATATATACTATATAGCAAACAACATGATAACAACAAGAAACAAATATAAGTAACAAACCAAAAAGCCATTAAGGTAGGATCTATATAGATGGATAACGACAGTAGTTCAGGTAATCCTGTTGGTCGCCCTAAAAAGTCTTCTGTTTCCTCTAAGAAAAAAGGGGGTAGAGGGGCTGTAGGACGGCCTAAAGGCGATGCAGCTATTATAAATGAGTACAAAGCAAGGATGTTAAACTCTCCTCGTTCTCGTGCTGTTATGGATGCTATCTTTGAAGCTGCTACAGACCCAGACCACAAGAATCAAGCTGCTGCGTGGAAGTTAGTTATGGATCGTATTCTTCCTGTTGCTGCATTTGAGAAAGATGTTATCAAAGATGCGGGAAGAAGTGCGATACAGATTAACATCACTGGGGTTGGAGCTACAACTATTTCTAATGGGGACGAAATCGAAGGTGAGGCTACTGATGTCACAGAATAAACTAGATGGATTACTAAAATACGCGATTAGAGTTGGTGATGCTAGTTCTCAGTTGTTGAATGTAGCTGTACTACTAGGTGATAATGCTAATGAGTCTGTCTCAGGACGTTCACACAGGATGAAAGAAGTAAGTAAGTCTTGGTCTGTACTCAATACAGTTATTGATTCTGTTTTCTTAGGCACTGACCACTGTGAACGAGCGTACTTCAACGATGTAACTAGGGCAAAGAAGACAATAGACGAGGCAACCATTAATGACTGAGTCTTCTAAAGTAAAACCTTTGCTAGATTTTATTGGAAAAGTAGAAAGCTCTAAAGGTTACAATTACGAATACGGTAATAAAAAACTTGATTTATCTAATATGACTATTAAAGAAGTTTTAGAGCATCAAGAAAAGCGTCGTAGAGAAAATGTTACATCTTCAGCAGTAGGAAGGTATCAGTTTATTTATAAAACTCTAAGAGATCTAGTCTTAACAGAAAGCGGAAAAGAAAAAAATCCTAAAGATCTTCCTTTAGATGCTAAGTTTACTCCTGAGTTGCAAGATAAAGCAGCAACTATTTTATTGCAAAGAAGAGGATTAGACCAGTACTTAGCAGGAACTATTTCTCCAGAGGTTTTTTCTAAGGAAATTGCAAAAGAATGGGCCTCTATGCCACTTATAGAAGACACGACTGTTTCTAGAAAAAATAAAGAAGGGCAAGACGTACAGGTTGATTTAAAAAAGGGGCAGTCTTATTACTCAGGTGTTGCAGGAAATAAATCTCTTGTTAATCCTGATGAGTTCTTAGATGCCGTAAAAAAAACTCAGCTTCAAAAAATACAAGTAGACCCTGAACTAAGCAAAAAAGCAGCTGCTGCTAGAACTTTTGTAGAGGCTCTTAAATAGTTATGTTATATACTAAGCACAAAGAACTAACCACAACAACAGAAACACTTTTGTTTTCTGTACCTACAGGTTTCCATGTAATTATCTACTATGTTTTTATAGCTAACCACGACGGGAGTACTAATAGTGCCTCGTTGAACTTTGTCCACGGAAGTGAGAGAATTGACATCTTTGATGATACTAATGTAGCAGGAGGCGCTAAAGAAACTCTAGGTAACGGAGGTGGTCCTCTGTTTGTACTACACGAAGGAGAAAATGTAAACATACAAACAGGCTCCGCAGGCGATGTAGAGTTTGCTGTAACCTTTGAGCTTAAAGAAAACCCAGCAGTTCTTTTAAACTTTTCTTAACCATGATTACTATTATAGGCGCAGATTGGTGTCCTGCTTGTAAAAGAGCAATAAAAGCAGCAGACGAACATAGTTTGGAGTACAAATACATAACCATACCAGACGGACAAAAGGGGTGGGATATGCTAGAAACACTAACAGGAGCTAGGTCTATACCGCAGATACTATACCACTTTGGTGGTTCAAAAGAGTTTAACGAAGCCCTTAATACTATAGGAAAACTTAATAATGACTGATAAAACATACGCATTTGTAATTACTGTTGTTGCTGCTTTACTGGCAAGCGTTGTAAGCTTTGCTGCTTTTGCTCAAGTACCTCCTGTTATTACTTACCAAGACGGTTCTACGTACACGCTCAAAAACGGGGAAGAGGTTTACGTTAATGCAGGTCCAATGTACATTCGTCAAGACTTTGCTAACACAGGGGACGTAATCTTTAAAAAGCGACCACCGTGGCCTAAGCGTGACTATACACAAACACCATCAGTTAACACTGGAAATCCCGGTGAACACGAGTGGTGTAAAGACTTTGTGATGGAAGGATATTCTTTTGCTTACTTAAGCTGGACCCGTTACTGCGATACTAACACCGACCAGAAGTACGGCTGTGGTGATGTTACTTGGGATGCCTCAGAAGATGGAGCGGCTTGTCCTAGTTCGTGACAGATTTAAATGTACAACTGTTGCCGTGGCAGCAGGAAGTCTACTCTGATCCTACACGGTTCAAGGTAGTAGCGGCAGGGCGACGGACAGGGAAGTCTCGCCTCGCTGCATGGTTACTTATCATTAATGCACTACAGACCGACAAAGGTCAAGTTTTTTACGTTGCGCCCACGCAGGGACAGGCCCGTGATATCATGTGGCAAAC